AGCGTTTCTTCAGCAGCTTTCGGTTTCCGTTGGTATCCTCGAGAGTCACGCAGTTCCCCATAGTGAAGGACATGAGCTCCTGGTCGAAGATGAGAAGACGTTCAGAGGCCAGCTTCTTCAGTTCCCCGAGGGGGACTGATTCGGTTCTAGCGCCCTGGATTACCTTTTCGATACCGTACGGTCCGTTCTCCTGCTCCCACCTGGTTACGAACTCCTTGGCGTTGTATGGGTCAAACCCAAACGCCGAGACGTCGTACTTCTGTTCGTCGATGTATTGGTCCAGATCTTCATAGACCTCCATCATATCCAGGACGGTACCCTCCATGACTCGGAGGCTTCCTTCTTGGATGAACTCGTCATACTTCTGACGCAAAGCTCCTGGCAACTTCATGAGCGTCAGCTCAGAGATGTACGCCAGCGTCTTTACACCGAAAGCCTGATTCCTCAGTGGGAATAGGAAGGTGAATGCACAGAAGTCATCACCCTGAGACAAGTCGGCGCCCATAGCGCACTGCATGTTCCAGAAGGTGTTCTTCCTGTGCGGGATTGTCTCCTCGTAGGTGAAGAAGTACGTGTATCCCTCCATGGGGATACCGAACCTCTTAGCGAGGATGTCGTTTCGAGCGGCAGGTGCTTGTTCCATGCGCTCGACGTCCTGCTGGTACCGATCATAAGAGACAGTGATACCGATGTTCGGCTGGGCTTTCACCCACATAGCAGGATCTGCTACTTCCTTGATGTCGTCAAGGCGGTAGTAGAAGATTGAGATGTGAGGGGCGATGTATTCACCCTTCAGGATTTTGAGCAACTCCATCTTCATGGTGTCGCCCACCGCATTGCGGATGGTTCCCTCAGATGAGACGGCCAGAATGACCGGATCATCGATCTTCGAGGCACCCTGTTCCAGCGCACCGACGACGTCCTCACGGATGTCACCAGAAAGCCACTCATCCACCGTACAGACCTTGGGTCGAAGACCCTGAAGCTTGTCGATGGACATGGGGCGAACCTCGAGGAGGGATCCAGTGAGGAAGTTCTCCACACCTTTCTTCGTAGCAACCAGCTTCTGGCGGTTAGCCCTCGCACCAGTTGTATTTTGAATGGATCCCTCAGTCAGGAACTTGTACAGCGGACCTCTGGCGCGGGTGATTGCAGTCCTGAATGGACCCATCACCTCCTCAGCCTGCTTCATGGTCGGAGCCGTAGCGATCTGATGCGTCGTTGTAGTGTCGATCACCATGAAGTAGTTCTGGATGAGTGACATGTACATCGACTTCGCCGCTCCACGAGCGACGATCAAATACTGCTTAATGGTTAGGCGCTTCTTTACTGTTTTGGTCTCGTATCGACCGCCTACTCCGTCCTCATACGGGACGAAGACCTGGCGATCCTCGAAGTAGTACCAGCCAAGGAGCTGTTCGGCCCAGAGCTTGAAGCTGTCTAGCAAATGGAGGTCGGCTCCGTCGGACAGCGTGAGCTCGTTCTCGCAGTAAGCGATGAAGCCCTCTACAGCCTTGTCATCGTAGTAGTATTCCGGGTTTGCGATGAGAGCATCGATGCGATTCATCTCGCAGGAGATCTCTTCGCATACCGGAATCTCGCCTCGGATGACTGCATCACGAAACTGCCCGTAGTATTTTGGTACTGCGGTGTTCGAGAGCATTACTTAGCTGTGCTCCCAGGGTTGCGCGGGTAGCGCTTCTTCTTGGGCGAGGGCTTAGTCTGCTTGAATGATTTTGGCTTCTCGATCTGCTTAGGGGTCTTAGCCTTCTTAAGAGCCGGACCACCCACAGACCGAGCTTCACTCTTGGCTTCCTCGGCGACGACAGATGCTGCTTCTGCAGCTTCCTTTGCTTTCTCGGCCGCCTTCTTGAGCGTCTCCGCAGTGGACTTACCAGTCTTGCCGGGATCGAACGACTTGTCAAAGGCGGTCTTCATAGCCTTTGTCGCGGCATATGTACCAGCCTTGGTCAGAGAGTTCTCGAGGATCGACCGAGTGACCTCACGACCTCGAACCAGGTGGCGATCGGCCTTGAGCTCCCGATAGCGTTTCTCTTGCTCCAGCCGCTTAATTCTGGACTGGAGCTCGGTGTCGCTGATCTTCTTGTATCCGCGGTTTGCGAACTTCTTTCGGGCCTTTGCGTCGGCCTTTGCCTGCTTCTTTCCGGCAACTCGGGCATCGTGAGCCTGCTTAGCCTT